TTTGTAAAAGAAGTAAAAAATGTTGTTGATGGAGATACCATTGATGTAATTATTGATTTAGGTTTTGATATTTTATTTTCATCCCGTGTTCGTTTGGCTGGCATTGATACGCCAGAGTCACGTACAAAAGACAAGGTTGAAAAAGTTCTTGGTCTTGAATCTAAAGAATATTTAAAAAAACAACTTAAGGATGCAAAGTCTGTAGTTATTCGTACAGAAAAAATGAACTCGTCTGAAAAGTATGGACGCATTCTTGGTTGGATATACATTAATGGAGAGTCTGAATCAATTAATAATAAGATGATTAACGATGGATATGCTTGGGGATATCTTGGGGAAACTAAGATTAAAGATTTTGAAGTTCTTAAAAAGGCTAGATCAAAGTCTGGCAAATGAAAAACGTTTTTTATTTTACAGCAGACTGGTGTAATCCTTGTAAAAAAACAAGACCAGTTGTTGAGGAATTAAAAAAAGAAGGTTTTCAATTTCAAATGATAGATGTTGATTACGAACAACTTTTGGCTAAACAATTTCAGGTTAAATCAATTCCTACATTTATTTTATTAGAAGACGGCAAAGAACTTGATCGTGTAACTGGGGCACAGACAAGGAAAGAGTTGGAGAATTTTATTAATTATGAAAAAACTATTCAAGAGAATATTTAATCCAGATGGAAAAAATATGAGTTTAGAAGAAAATGAAATGATTGAAAGGTTGATTCTTGAAGGTGGGTTAGAAGTTGCGGGTATTGATTCTGAAGACGGATCATTACTATACTCATTTACACCTAAAATTAAAGAATTAATGCCAGAACTTTATAATGACCATCTTAATAGAGTTAATGCTGAAATACTTTCTTTATGGGAAAGATCCTATGTGGACATAGATTTTTTGGCAAAAGATCCAGTGATTACCCTTACAGATAAATCTTTTGATCCCGTAGAAATGTCAAAACTACGCAAGCAAGACGTTTGGGCTATAGAAGAACTTAAACGCCTAACCCGTAAGAAATAACTCTGATATAATAAAAGCATGAGTAATATTGTAGAAGGCGATTTTGTAATGTTTGTCCATGAAGATAACGAAATTATGGCTGGTCGTGTTGAATATGTTATGACCAATCCTGGCTTACTTGGTCTTCCTGGTTCTGAATATTCAATGGAATATGCTGAAGATGACAAACCAGTTATTGTTCGTGCTTATAAGGCAGCCGATGGCGCATGGGAAGAACAACCATATGTTTTCTATCATCGCATGTCAGAAGTTGTAAAGATTGAATCATTATCTGTATCTGTTGATATGGTAATGGAAGTAGGATCAACTGGCAGTGGAATTCCAGCAGTGTTATCGCAATCTGATATGGAAAACATGTATGCTGTTCAAATAGGAAAATCTTATAACTCAGATAATGAAGATGAAGATAAGTGGGACAACATGGAAAAAAAGTGTTGGGTCGGATATGAGCAACGTGGTATGAAAGAAAAAGGTGGACGCATGGTTCCTAATTGTGTTCCTGTTTCTAAAGTAAACGAGATGAGTGATTCTATGGAAAAGAAAAAACCAAAATACGAAGATTTTATTAAACCAAGAAGTGGCGGGAGTGAGCCGTCCAATCCAAAACTTTATGCAGCAGTTGTACAGGCAGCAAAAGACAAGTTTGATGTTTATCCATCTGCAGTGGCAAATTCTTGGGTAGTGCAAGAATATAAGCGTCGTGGTGGCACATATAAATCAAAATCACAATCTACAACCAAAAATATTTGGGGTGGAGTATTTGATCCTTTGACATTGGAAAAATAATGCCAAAGAAAAAATCAACAGCATTTAACCCTACACAAATAAAAAATGGCAGGGTTGTTCGTTTAAGAAAAGACGGGACTGTTAAAGCAGACCTTGGTCCATATCCAAAAACAAAAATGGGGGTAACTAATGGCAAATAAAGAACAAAAGGGTAACGCTAATAAAAAGAAAGAGCCAAAAATGACTCTTAAAGAAAAGCGTGTTGCTAAACAAGAAAAGAAAAAATTAAAATGAATACATTTTATTTTTTGCATTCATTAGCAATAGGTTTATTAATGATTGGTTCATTCTTTTGGGGTAGATCTTATGAAAAAAACAAGGTAAGCGAAAATGGCTGATACATACACACCTACATCTGGTATGAAGGCTGCTGCTCGTCGTGCTTTAAAGTGGAAAGCAGACGGTAAGGCAACAGGTGCTGGAACTCCAGTAGGTTGGGGTAGAGCAACAGATATAGTTGCTGGTAGAGCAATGTCTCTTAGTACTGTTAAAAGAATGTATTCTTTTTTTTCTCGTCATGAAGTAGACAAAAAAGGCAAAGGGTTTTACGATGGTCCAGAGTTTCCATCTAACGGAAGAATTATGTGGGATGCTTGGGGCGGAGATGCAGGGTTTTCGTGGAGCCGTGCAATTACACAAAGAGAAAAGAAAAAAGTAGAAAAAATTTGGCAGGGAACTGCATTTGATTTAAGAAAGTAGGGGGGTATATGGATAATTTAGAAAAAAATGAATTAATTCAATTAATATCATTTTATAAACAAAAACTATCTGACGTAGAGTTAGAGTCATTAAAACTACAACTTGAGATTAATAAACTTAACTCTATGGTTTTAGGGCTAAGTAAAGAATCAGTTAAAAAAACTAAATAAAATGAAATATTTATTAGTTGTAGGCTTGACATTGCTGGCTTACGGGTCTATAATTAAGATATTAAATAAAAAAAGAATATCATTTTTAAAAAAAATTAAATATCGGCAAAGCAATATTTATGAAATGATTAAAGATGTTATTCCAAAACAAAGGTTTGAGAAGCCTAAGTTTATTACTCAATCTCAAAAACATGTTCAAAAAAATATGTTAAAAGTAGTAATAGAAAAAGATAAAGCATATTGGATATTAGATAATGTTTTTTATACTGCTAATACTATTAACGGCAGGATAGATGAAGATACAGCAAAACCATTAGATATTGAAAATATGTCAACAAAAGAATTAGATAACATGTTATCAATACTTGATGACTTAAAACAAGGAGTGGGACCAGATGATAGTGGCAGTGCAGGGAACAAAAGAGTTTAACCAGTACAACATCTTTTTACGTGCCATGAGTGTTGCCTTGTCGGGAATGAAAGATGAGGATAATGAATTTATTATTTACTCCGCTGGCCCATCAAAAATAAATAATTTTGTTTCAGAGTTCTCTAATTTATCAGAACGTGGAATGAAGGCAAGAGGCAAAAAGATTAAATTTTATAACGTAGCACCTGCATGGTTGAGCGAAAATATAAATCAAATTAATTATTTTGCTTTTTTAAGTAATCCAAAAGAAACCAAATCAAAATTGGTTTTAACTGCAGAAGCAAACAACATTGACGTTGGTCTTTTTAAATATTAGGAGAAAAAATGATTATTAGAAGTTTAAATACAATGGAAAAAATTGTAAGTAAGAATGAAAACCTTATTTGGCATGCGTGGGATGTAATTGATTTAAAAGAATCTGATACAGCAAAAACTTCTCCTGCGGGCATTAGAGTAAAAAACAAGTGGTATCTGCATAGAATTTATAAGCCTGGTCGTAATGGTTGGGATATACCAAATAAGTATAAGGATTAACCTTGAAACAGCATTTATGGAAAGATGAGGCTATCTGTTTAGGCCTTGATACAAATATATATTTTGATAAATATGAAGATCAAGAAGATTCTAGACATAGCGTTGACGCACTTTGTAAGCAGTGTCCAGTTAGAAAAGTCTGCTTTGCTAATGGTGTTTCAGGAAAAGAATGGGGAGTTTGGGGCGGTGTTTATCTAGAAGGTGGAGAAGTTTCAAGAGAATTTAATAAACATAAAACTAAACAAGACTGGTCAACTACTTGGCAAGCCCTAACAATGGAGCAATAATGAATAAAAAGTTTTTAATAACTCCAGTAGAAGAAGGAGCAGAATTTTTCTTTAATATAAACCCTTCCTCTGAATTTATTCCCGAATGGTATAGGAAATCTGCTACCCAAATGCCTGGTACAAACTCTGAACTTTTAGTTAGCAATCCAAGCACAACAACTTCTACATATAAAAAATGTACTCCATTTTTTGATGCCATAACTGCGGGGTATATGATGCATTTAACAGCAGACATAGAAGTAATAAAAAGAGAAAATAACCTACCATATATTATGTGGAGAACTGAAAGAAAAATTATTACAGAACATTCTTTAGATCAGTGGGAAGGCTTGCCATGTCCAGAAGGATACTCTCCATTTGTGTATAAATGGCATAACCAATTTAATATTAAATTACCAAAAGATTACTCTTTGATGTTTTTAAGTCCAATCAATAGGTTTGATCTTCCATTTTTAACAATTACTGGAATAGTTGATTGTGATACGTGGACTGGAAGTGTTCACTTTCCATTTTTTATTAAAAATAATTTTACTGGTATTATTGAAAAAGGAACGCCAATTACACAAATAATACCAATTAAACGTGAATTTTGGAAAAAAGAACAAGGTAAGTATGATGCTAAAAATGTATTCTTAAATCAACAAAAAGTTTTTTCTACAATAAAAAGATCATATAAAAATAATTACTGGCATAGAAAAGAATATAAATAATGTATACAGACGCCATGCGTATGGCTGTGCACTCAATTCTACCACCTAAAGGATTTGGGGTAGAAATTATTGACAATGAGCATTTTCTTACGGTAAAATTAGATGAAAAAAAATTTTTGCACATGGGGCATGATGATAAAATATCAGCACTTCAATATGTCGTAAAATTAAAAAAGGTTTTAGAAGAATGTGGTGCAATAGTTTTAGTAACTAGAGAGGCAATAAAATGATAAAACAAATTATATTATTTTTTATTTGTAAAATAAAATTACACAACCTTGTTGACGCTGGCTCTTGTCCGTTTACTGGTAAAAATTATGCAGCATGCCTAAGATGTGGAGTAACAATAGTAAAATGAAAAAGAAAATAATTATATTAATATCATTAGCAATATCTGTTCTTGTTGCAATTAGTTTGTTCTTTGCTGCAAAACTTAGTCAATTATCAGATTTAGAATTATTTGACATTGAAGAAGATAATTAATGCAAACTTTTTTACCTTACAAAGATTATAACCAGTGTGCAGAAATACTAGATAATAAAAGATTAAATAAACAAATATTAGAGTCATACCAAATACTTAAGGTTTTATCTGGCCAATCTCTTTCGGGTGCATGGCGCAATCATCCAGCGGTATTGATGTGGAAGAATGCTGAAAAATCATTGCGTACATACGCTAATGCCATGATTAAAGAGGCTAGACTTAGAGGTATTAGGACAGATGGCAATGAGGCCAACCTAGACGCTTTAGAAGCCGTTTCTGGGCATCTGTGGGGTACTCAACAGCCAGTCTGGAGTCTGGGATCTCATGTAAATCGTGTTAATATTACCCATAGGGCTAATCTTTACCGTAAAGATCATATCTATTATGCAGAGTTTTATAAAGACACCCAGAGTAAAGACAATAAACCTTGTTGCGATAGGTGTTTGTATTATTGGGCAACCCATGCTATTAAGAAATCATTAGATGAGGTATAATTAAAAAATGAAAAAGATTTTAATAGTTGGTGGTGGAACTGCTGGTTGGATTACCGCACTTATGGTAAAAAGAAAAATGCCAAATTTTGATGTCTCTTTAGTAGAATCAGAAGAAATAGGTATTCTTGGTGCTGGGGAAGGAACAACTCCAAATTTTGTTGAAATTATGGATTGGTTGGGAATTCCATTAACAGATCTTATGGAAAACACTGGTTGCACAATTAAAAATGGGATTAAGTTTACTAATTGGACACCCAAAAAAGATTACTACTATCATAATTTTGGATCACAAATACCATCAATATCTCCTAATTTAAAAAATAGTTTTAGTCAAACTTTTAATCAAAGCAGTTTGTATTATTTAATGACAGCACATCATAAAATAAACAAAAAAGAATCAGATTATTCATCAATTATAAGTGAAAAAAGAAAAGTTCCATTTACATATATTGAAAATAAAAGAACAAATAATGAAATTTTTAATTATGACCAATTAGCAAGTTTTGCAGTTCATTTTGATGCAAGAAAACTTGCAAATTTTTTAAAACAAAAAGGAGTTGAGCGTGGAATTCAAAGAATAGAAGGAAAGGTTTCTGATATAGAGACAGATAAAAATAACAATATATCTGCTATTATTTTAGAAAATTCATTTAAAATAACAACTGATTTTGTTTTTGATTGTTCTGGTTTTAATAAAATAATAATTGGAAAACATTATAATACAGAATGGAAAGACCTATCAGATAAATTAACCACAAACGCAGCAATTCCATTTTTTTTGCCAAAAGAAAAAGAAAACAATTTACCACCATACACAGAATCAATTGCAATGAAATATGGGTGGATATGGAAAATCCCATTACAAGAGAGATATGGTTGCGGTTATGTTTATAACTCAAGATTAGTTTCATACGAAGATGCTAAAAAAGAACTTGATGGTTATTTAGGATTTTCTGTTGAATCACCAAAATCTTTTTCTTTTGTTCCTGGATATTATAAAAGTCCATGGACAAAAAATTGTCTTGCAGTAGGTTTATCTTCTGGATTTTTAGAACCATTAGAAGCAACTTCAATTTGGACATCTATATATTTTTTACAGATATTGTTATCTGATGTTTCTCAATTGTTTAATAATTCTGAAAATGCAAGAAAATATTATAATTCAAGATTTTGTGAGTGGTGGGAACAAACTGCAGATTTTATTTTTTTACATTATATGGGTAAAAAAAATGATACAGATTTTTGGAAACATTATACTGAAAATGTTCCTAATTCAATAAAAGAAATATTTACTAGGTGGGAATCATCTATTCCAACATTTAATGAGTTTTCGTCTATAACAGATGATCGTGGATTTGCTTTACAAAGTTGGTTTGATGTTTCTTATGGACTAGATTTAATAAATTTTAATAGAGTTAATGATGCTTTTGAGCAAAATGAGTGGTTTGAATATAATGAATGGTTTAATAATATAAAAAATAATCAAAAAACTTTATCCGAAACCTCAATGAATCACGGAGAAATGATAAAGGTTTTAAATGGATACAGAGAGGCTGGTGTACAATAGATATTATGGAAATAATGTTTCTGGTATTTTTTGCCACCCTATCCTTTTCCTTTGGGCTATCCTATTGGGCAACGTTTAGTAAACTAAAAAAGTCTAACTTATTATTGGCTGAACTTTTTATAAAAAACAGGGCACTTGAAGAATTAAACTCTCAGGCCAACAGTGGTATTAATATGTCTGACGATACACTACATAAAGAAAATTTTATAAAATTCCTATCTGACTCCAGAGACTGGGCATTTGAATATATTGAAAAGTCACAACAAACTATTAAAGAAGTATCGGAAGAACTTAATAGTAAAGGACTAAAGATATATTCAGAAAAACTTTTAGCCCTGTTACCAGAAAATAATACAAAATGAAAATAAAAAACAATGAAGTGGTTTTTATACCAAGCGACAAAGATACAGAAATTTGTATTCCAAGGCCACAACCAAGTAAAAAATATGTACCAGACTGGTTTAAATCTATGCCGATTGAAGTAAAAAAGATTGATGGTTCAGGTATTGACTATACTGCAAAAAAGTGTATGCCATTTATAGACTCATTAACTTCTGGATATACTCAAGAACTCGCATGCGATGTTTATGTTGAATGCAACACAGAAGAAGATGATCCAGCAATTAGTTATAGATGGTTTGGAGATTTTAGACCATTATCTACAAGAAGAGAAGATCACAAGTCTTCAAACTCAATGCCACATTTTCCTGGATATTATAAAACAGAGTTTCATTGGAATACTTTTTGGGAACCAAAAACTCCTCCTGGCTATAGCACTTTTTATTTTCATCCAGCAAATAGATTTGATTTACCTTTTATAACACATAATGGAATTATTGATACTGACGGTTGGCCAATGACTGGCCCAATACCCTTTGTACTTAAAAAAGGATTTTCTGGTTTAATACCAGCAGGAACTCCTATATATCAAATGTTATTTATTAAGAGAGATATTTGGAATTCTGAGCAGGGTAAATATGATGAATTATATAATAAAAAAACATGGTATTCTGTTCGTAGATTTTTAACCGATGGATATAAAAAACAAATTTGGTCAAGAAAAGAATACAACTAATGAAAGAAATTTTATTATCAATAATAACAGGTTTTGGATGCGGTATTGTGTTCGCAGCATTCAAATTGCCAGTACCAGCACCACCAGTTTTTGCGGGAGTCGCAGGAATTATTGGTTTATGGATTGGCTATAAAACACTAACACAAGTTATATCCTAGGAGGAATAATGAATAACTTATTAAACGATAAGACAAAGGCAATGCTAGCATCATACGGACGATCTGTTCTTGGCGCAGTGTTTGCACTTTACATGGCTGGCGTAACAGATCCAAAAGATCTTTGGGCTGCACTAGTTGCTGCTGTAGCGCCCGTTGCATTGAGAGCACTCAATCCTAATGACAAAGCATTTGGCGTATTGCCAGATACAGGTGTTGTTTCGGATGCACTTAGCAAGATTGTACCCGCTAAGAAGTCTCCAGCAAAGAAAAAGGCTGCTGCTAAAAAGAAGTAGTTAGTTAATTGAGAGAGGCGAATTTACTAAAATAGATTCGCCTTTCTTAATTTTTATAATGGAGAAGCATGGATTTTGTTTATATATGTAAAGATGGAATAAACGAAGAATTAAAGTATTCAATTAGATCTGTCGTTGAAAGTTTTCCAGAGGCAAACATATGGGTTGTTGGCGGTAAGCCTGATTGGTATGTAGGCAATTACATAAAGGTAGAACAAAAAGAATCAAAATATAAAAATGCTGTAAAAAATTTAGAAACAATTTGTTTTTCACAAGAAATATCAGAATCATTTATTTTAATGAATGATGACTTCTACATTATTAAAAAAATAAACAGAATAGAAAATTTTCACAGTGGTTTTTTATTAGATAAAATAAACCTATACCAAAAATTAAATGGCAACTCTCAGTACACCAGAAAACTTTCAGGCACATATAAAAAACTTAAGGCGTTAGGATTTGAAAATCCACTAGACTATGAACTCCACGTCCCGATGGTTATGGAAAAAGAAAAATTAAAGATAGTGCTAGAACTTTTAGATCAGTTTTTATGGAGATCTATATATGGAAACAAGTTTAATGTTGGTGGCACACAAATGGAAGACGTAAAGGTTTACAATTCTGGACCATTAGTTCTTAAGTCTTATAATTTAAACATAGATGATCATACATATTTGTCTAGTGCAGATAGTTCATTTAATAGTATATTTAATAAAATACTTAAAGACAAGTTTAACAAAAAAACTAGATTTGAGCAATAAGTTCTAGGTATTTATCTTTTAATACTGTTGGTGCAAAGTTATTAAACCCTAACTCGTAAGCCTGTTTTTTATAATTAGTTTTATCATTGATAGACATATACTTATCAATTGTTTGTGCTAACAAAACATTATTTGCTTCAAACAAATTAATTCTAACCTTTGTTCTAATGCTTCCTATAGAGTCTGACTCAACCAGCCAATCTTGTGGCAAGATCTGATTATTGGGTGAAACATTTGTCATAAAAACGGGAAGACCACAAAGCAAAGCCTCATTCATTGGCAAACACAGTCCTGCATATCGTCTAGGTAGTACCATAGCATCAAAACCGTTATACAGGTCTTCCCTGTTTTCTGGATTGCCAATTTCAATCTTTAGTCTTGAGTCTGTTACATTAGTTACTATTTCACTTTGACTTCTAATAACTAATTCATAATCAGCCTTAGAGTGTTTTAGCATATTTATTACAGTTTCAGTACCGTTCCTATCTTTGGCTGCTTTCTTGCCAGCAATATGTAATAGTCTATTGTGTGATTTAGAAATGTTATTATTTTTTACAGTTGTAAATAACTCAGGAGTGGTTGGTGGTGGAAGATGAATTACCTTTGTTCTATCTCCAAACATGCTTTGAATTGTTTCAATTTGCCATAAACTAGGCGATAACAATACGGTTGGTAAGGGTAGTTCTGGGTTTGACAAGTGACCAAACAATTCATAGTTATATTGAAGGATTGTTTTTACACCACGTTTATTTGCAAACCTTACAAAATTTTGATCGTAAAATGTTTCACAACTTAGTACAACATCTACATCTCCTAAAAACATTTTTATTTGTTGAACAGAAGGAAAACCTTGTGTCTTAATGCAACTGTATTGGTCATACCAGTGTGGATGTTGCTTGTTGTTATTAAACGGGGTAGAGTCAATTAAAAGAATCTTATCAGGGTTAAGCATATTAACTAACTCTCTAGTCTGATTACCAAGGCCAGTATTATCTGATCTTGCTATGATTCCTAGTCTCATTCTTTATACCCCCAAGTTTCATCGTCTACCGTAAATTTTCGGGTACCTTGACGACCATCTAAATGGTAAGAACGTTTAATATTACCTTCAGGGTGATAAATCCAAAGTTTATGCATATCCCAACCTTCTTGGTTAAACACCTCATACGGGGAGATATCATCTTGAATTGCTCCATGAAATGTATCTTCTATAAAAAATTTATCCTTACATCTTGGCAGCACAATATCTTTATAATATTTTTTTCTACTTAGATGTGGTCTTTGACTCCATTGTATGGTTTTCATAAAGCCATCCTCTAAACCAAACATAAGGTGTTCATGCTCTTTTGGTATGAATGATTCAAAATGAAAACGAATGGTGTTTGCTTTATTGTATTCAAACATATCCAAGCACTTGTCCCAGTCTATTGGTGTATCTGGAGTCAAAGGAGCATCGCCTTCAACGTAAAGTAATAGAGGTGTTTTAACTTCAGTAATTGTTTGACGCATCATGTTGGTTTGATGACTATGCTCTTTAAATATAAAAGGTAGGATGTTTTTATCTTCATGTAAACACTTCCATAAAATGCGATTTTTGTATTCATCGTAATCTTTTTTACGATTTTTTTGTTCTTCCCTAAGACCATCTATTTGCATAATAATTTCGTTGTCTGGAAAGTGAACACGAATATCACTAATAGTTTGTTCTATCATTGTTGTACTTGGATGATCTGGAATTACAGATGTAGCCATAACAATTGTTATATCTCTTTTATGCATTTATTTGCCTCATTAACTCAATAAACAAATCTCTTTTATATTTAATCCACCAACAAACAACTTGATGCATTTCAGATGTGTAATTATTTAATAAATCAGGTAATAACTTGGGTAGGTTTTGCCAATTTTCAACAGTATTTATTGAGTGCTCACCTTGAAATAAAAAATTAAAAAAATTTGTGTTGTGCATTTTTGAATCTAACTCATCCCCTACGGGCAAGCAAAGCATTTCAATTGCTTCGTAGAATCTAAATGAATCAATAACCATTGCTCCGCTAGGACAAGGAACAATCTTTGATAAAACCATTTTGTCATAGTATTGTTTTGGTTTTAGTCCTTCTGCAAAACCAGTAGTTGGATTATAAAAAGAGTTTGGTATGTCATGCATAACAGTTGCAAGTTCTTGCCTTCTTTGATGAGTTATTTGTCCTGAAAAAAATACATCATAAGATTTATCTTGATACTTTGGTAAATTATTTGATAAGTGTTGTGGAACACCCAAGGCTAACTTATTATATTGTGAATGTTTTCTGTGCGGGTATTGAATCCAAATCTCAATATTGTCATGTTTTATTTTATCAACTTTAAAGGTAGCGCTTTCATCTCCAGTAATAAATAAAACTACCCTGCCTATTTTATTTAACTCTTTAGATATTTGATCTTCAAAGTCTACATTTTGTGGTCCAGGAACTACCACAAATGCTCTATCTACATTGGGCAAAGTTGTTACTCTGTCTGGTTTAATCTTGTTTTTATTAAAAAATTGTTTTAATAAA